CAATGCAATTCGTCTTACGGCTAACAAGGATGCAAAGTTTACCTCCCTGGTTTATGCTCAATCCAATGCATCTTTTGTGTTTGATTGGGTAATCCCGACCGGTGGGGCGAATGCCTTTGTTGCTGCAGCAGGTACTGGCTCTGGCTCCGCTGGAGCTGCAACAGGCGTGGCAACTAAAGTGTTCCTTGTCCGATCATCGGGCGTGACTTACTACGTACCAATGTTCTTAGCTAACACTTAGCAGAAAGGTTTGGAATGAATAGAGAACAAATCGAAGCACGACTGGCAGAACTCCGTAAAGAGATGGAACAGTTACATGCTAATGCCAACGCAGTCTCTGGAGCAATTCAGGATTGCGAATATTGGCTGGCACAAATCGACGCGGAAGAAAAGCCAAAATCAGATTTACCAAATGTTTATGTAAGCGAATAAGGATGTGAGGCGATGGCTGTATACGTAGACTACGCAACCTATATCGGGGTTTATATGGGCACGGCCATCGCCTCTGCCGACTTTGCGGCTCTGGCGTTGCGCGCAAGTGCCTATATCGACCAACTTACTTTCAATCGGGTGGCTGCAATTATCACCGCTGCAACTGATACGGCTACGATTGCATTAATAAAACTTGCTACCTGTGCCGTGGCTGATGAGCTGAATGCCATTGAACTAAGTGGTAGTAACAGTGGTATCAAGTCCGAAAGCATCGGGGCAAATTCCGTGACATACATCGACGGTACGTTTGCCACGCTTTCGACAATCGCAAAACTATCCAAGGTTGCCAAAATGTATCTGGGTTCGACGGGATTAATGTATGCTGGATTCTTCGATGGAGAATACGGAGGAATCCCCGATGCGGACTAACACCTCGATAACTCTGTACAATAAATATATACAATCTGGATCAGAATGTTATCAGCGTACGGTTATCGGACCTGTTGCATTTGAGAACAGAAAAGCGGCAAATATCATCGCCAGTGGTCTACTGGGCGCAGATAGCGCGACTATCTATATCCCGTCCCCGATCATATCGGATTACATGAAACCTGTTGCCTGGCAATCCTTAATTAGTAAGGTTGGACTATGGACATTACAGGTGGGTGATGTGATCGTGAAGGGTATCGTAACTGATGAAATAACGGGCGGCTTTACTATGACATCACTCAAGGCAAAATACGACGATGTGGTTACTATCCATTCGGTGGATACGATGGATGCGGGAAGTGCGAATATGAGACATTGGCAAATTGGAGCAAGTTAGATGACCGCGCCAATCATTGAAACTCCCAGAGGGAAGATCATTACCACCAAGGGAGGTAAGGCCTCATTGACTTTCAATCCTAACTTTCAACCTAAGTGGCAACGTCATTACAGCGACGCCCAAAAATTTTGTGATTCAGAAGTTTTAAGATTGGTAGAACCTTACGTCCCTCTCAGAACAGGAATGCTTATTATGTCGGGTATTTTAGGAACCGAGGTGGGAAGTGGTACTGTACAATGGATAGCACCTTACGCTCGCGCGCAATATTACAGTCCGCGTAAACCTGGTAGTCAAACAGGACCTCTACGTGGTCCAGCATGGTTTGAACGTTGGAAGCAAGTGGGAGCGCAGGCGGTAATCGCGGGTGCTCGCAGAATAGCAGGGCAAGGCAAATGAGCATATTGTCATCCATTCAGACGTATATCAAGACGTATGGCAGTCTGGAGAGCAACGCGCCGGTATTGATTAACTTTCTGGGGGAAAGTCCTACTGGATATTCAATCGTATCTTTACCGGGCAGCACGATTGTTGAGCATTACCTCGATGGAAGTACGCTTAGAGAATTCCCATTTGCATTAGAGGCAATGTTTTCTACCGCCGATGATGCAGAGCGATTAGATAATCTTGGATTTTTCGAGGCGTTTTCCGAATGGCTGGAAAGTCAAACTGAGGCGGGTATATTGCCCACCTCTTTGGGAACAGGAAGGGCAGCAGAAAAGATAGAAGCACTGGGACAAGCCTTTTTATACGAGCAGGGTGTATCAGGTCGCGGGATATATTCTGTACAAGCAAAATTAACATATTCACAAGTACCGTAAGGAGTAAATAATATGGCAGCAACAGTTGGAAAAATTAAAAGAAGTTTAGTTCAAACCTTCATCGATACCTCAGGTCCACTTGCATCTGAGACTTATTTCCTGCTTGGTGAAGGGGTTGTGGGTGGGAAAATCAGTATGAACCCCAAGACTTTAGAGGAAACTTATATCTCTGAAGATAATGCTAATATCAGTGTTGAGAGTTACGCGCCCACCATGCCTGTCGAACAGACAGCAATCGGTGGAGATGAAGTATTTGAGTACATTGATTCTTTGCGAAAAACCCGTGCTGTTCTGGGTGACGCCGAAACGACCATCGTCAATGTGTGGGCTTATGAGGATGGTGGACCAACGGCATTCCCGGCGGAGCAGCAAGCCGTCAGTATTCAAATTGATGACTTTGGTGGAGAGGGTGGAGCAGCTACCAAGATTAATTTCACTATCAATTTCATCGGTGATCCGGTTAGTGGAACCTTCAATGCCAATGACAGTTCGTTCACATAGGAGTTGCCATGAGCAAAATTAAACGCTCTTTAATTAAGACGTTTCTTCGCACTGGCTCTGTTGGTACTCCCGCCTGGGTATTGATTGGCGATGGTGTCACAAACGCTAAGATCAACATGAATCCAAAGACCCTGGAAGAAACCTATATATCCGAGGACAATGCCAATATTAGCGTCGAAAGTTATGCTCCCACTCTACCCATTGAAATGACTGCCTTGAACTCCGATGCAGCCTTTGAATATATCGATGCCCAACGAAAGTTGCGCTCTGTTATGTCAGATGTGGAAACTGATATTGTGAATGTCTGGTTATATGCGAAACAGGGTTATACGGTATATCCTGCTGAGAAGCAGGCGATTAGTATCCAGGTGGATGATTTTGGTGGCGAGGGCGGGGCGGCCGCAAAGATGAATTATACGATTAACTTCTTAGGTGATCCGATACCGGGCGCCTTCAACCCAGCCGCAACTGCCGCCTTTTATACCGAACCCGATACTGACACAACCTTGACAACATTAACTTTGGGTTCCGGCACGTTGTCCCCATTATTTGCGGGGCATGAGACAGAGATGTTTTTCACAACCAGTATTGCTGCTGCTACTGTCACCGTCGCTTCAACCAAGTCGGGCGCAACCATCGTTCAGAAATGTAACGGATCGGTTGTCAACCAAGGTGCCGATGCAACTCTGGTATTGGGTGCCAACAATATTGTAATTACCGTGAACAAAAACAGTAAAACATCTGTTTACAATATCCTGGCAACTCGGACGGTATAACAACAAAAAGCCCGCTCTTGAATGGGCGGGTTTTTAGAAAGGGTAATACATGGATAGCATCCGAATTGATACCGGCGTAAAGAAGATATTAATCAATGACGGTCCGGAATTCATAGAATTTAATCCAGGGGATGTTGCATTTGCCGAAAAGTTTTATAGTCTCATCAGCGAATTTGAGACAAAAATGGTTGAATACCAGGCGCGCTCCGATGAGATTGATGCCAATAAGGGCGTAGACACGCATGATATTCCGGTCAACTTTGAGTCGCGTATAAAGTTAATGCGTGATGTGTGCGAGTTTGTCCGAGAGAAAATTGACGGTCTCTTTGGAACTGGCACATCACAAAAGGTATTCGGAAATGCGTTGACTTTGGATATGTTCTCTCAATTCTTTGAGGGCATTACGCCGTTTATCCAGAAAGCCCGGACTGAAAAAGTGGAGAAATATCAGAAGAAGCCACGTAAACAGGTGATGAAATAAACATACTTGTTGAGAGTTTACCGACTGCGGTACTCATCAATGATATTGAGTTTCCGATAAATTCAGATTTTAGGGATTGTCTTAGGGTGATATTGGCATTTGAGGATGATCAACTTACGGGTTATGAAAAGCAAATGATTATGTTGGAGAATCTATATCCCCAACCGATAGAGGATGTGCAAGCCGCACTAGAAATGGGAATGAAGTTCCTGGACGGTGGGAAGGTTGGCGAGGATGAAGATAGCGGCCCACGCTTATTCTCATTCGAGAAAGACGCCAATCTAATCTTCGCGGCATTTAGACAGACACACGGAATTGATTTACAGAATATCGAATATTTGCATTGGTGGTCTTTCCTGGCCCTCTTCATGGATTTGGGGGCTGATACTGCATTCTGTAACCTGGTAGGATTACGCAAGCGAGTTAAATCGGGTAAGGCGACAAAGGAAGAAAGGGAAACGGCCCGTGAAATGGGAGATATGTTCGATGTGCCCGAAATTGATGATCGCACATTAGAGGAAAAAGAAAAAGAGGCTGAGTTTTTGCGACTTGTTGGAGGTAAATAGTGGCAGCGGGCTATGATGGCTCCATTAAAATCGACACATCGATAAATAGTACCGGCTTCAATAAAGGCGTCGGCGGTATTATGTCCGGCCTCAAAGGTATTGCCGCGGCTGTTGGGATTGCATTTGGTATTGGGGTTATTGTCAGATTTATGAAATCCTGTGCTGAGGCTGCCTCCGCGATGGATATAATGAAAAACAGGTTCCGGGGGGTATTCGGAGCTGAGGCCAATTATGCCGAGAGTCAATTGAGTGACCTGGGCAAGAAAATAAACATGGCTGATGATGACCTGATGAGTCTGGCAGCCACCTTGCAGAATGCGGCTATTGCCCTGGGCTTTACCGGAATGAATGCCGCCGATATGTCTTTGAAGTTGACCGCACTCACTGAGGACTTGGCGACATTCTACGGTACTACCGATGTTGAAATGGCTCAAATGCTAATGATGGGTATGCAAGGAATGACACGGGGATTGAAGCAATTAGGGATCAGCATTACCGAGGCGGATATAAAAAACAAGGCATTGACACTCGGATTATATTCTGGGGCGGGGGCAATATCAGCCACGGCAAGAGCATCGTCAATTTTAGCACTTATCGTTGATAAAACGGCTGCAGCTCAAGGAAATGCGGAGAAAACCGCACATACTTGGGCGGGTGAGATACGAGGACTTGTGGGAGCATGGGGACAACTTAAAGAAGCAATTGGTTATTCCCTTATTATTTTTGCGCCAGTAATAGCAGTTATAACAAGAATTATAAAATGGCTCACTACTTTAGCCACATATTTTTCTATGGTAATGAGTTTATTATTTGGCATTAAGATCGATATTGGTGCTGTAACTGGGGGACTCGATGATGCCGCTGGGGCTGCGGATGATTTGGCAGATAACACCGCCGCGGCTGGTAAGGCTGCAAAAGGCGCATTAGCCGCATTCGATGAATTGAACGTACTCCAGCAAGAACAGGGAGCCGGGGGCGCAGGTGGGGGAGGCGGAGGCGCGATAGTAGTTCCCTCTTTAACAATCCCCCCAATTGATACCAGTGAATTGGATAAAATGTGGGCAAAGGCGAAAATAATCGCAGATTTAATTAAGGAATATTGGAATCATCCTTGGGAAACCCTAAAGAGATGGGCGGGTGAAGTATGGGCTAATATTTCAGGACTGGCAAAACAGGCTTGGGATATTATAAAACAAGTTTGGGGGATAGCCATGCAATGGATGTATGACCACGTAACGAAGCCGATAGAAGATTTCTTTACAAATTTATGGACAAACGTACAAGAAATGCCAGGTCGGGCTTGGGATAAACTTGTATTGGCATGGAGTGGGGCAATGCTTTGGATGTATGATCATGTTACCAAGCCTATTGATGATTTGTTTTCAACTGCCTGGGAGAATATCAAACAATGGGCATCAGACGCCTGGGATGGCATTGTCAAAATTTGGACTGTAGTTTCCGCTTGGTTTAATGATAATATAGTTAAACCAGTTGTAGCATGGTTCAAACAAGCATGGGAAGATATCAAAGGATTCTTCTCGAGTGCATGGACAACTATTTCGACCGCTTGGTCAATCGTTTCGACTTGGTTCAATGATAATGTTATTATTCCGGTAACGGGTTGGTTCAAACAAGCATGGATTGATATTCAGGGATTTTTCTCGGGTGCCTGGACGGCTATTTCAACGGCATGGAATACCGTTGCTACATGGTTCAATGACAATGTTATAACTCCCCTATCAACTTTTTTCTCAACTGCGTGGATTAATATTAAAGGCTTTTTCTCAGAGGCATGGACAACTATTTCTGGGATATGGATCACGGTCTCAGCATGGTTCCAAACTAATGTAATTGACCCGATTAAAACAGGATGGAATACTTTTTGGAATGGAGTTGGTCCGGCTCTACAAACTGTTTGGGATGGTATAAAAACGGTTGTCAAGTCAGGAGTTAATGGTGTTATTGGATTTATAAATGGCTTGATTAGTGCCGTTGTCAGTGGTATTAATTCGCTAATAGGAGCGCTGAATAACCTTAGTTTCACAATGCCCTCCTGGTTGGGAGGTGGCAAATTCGGCTTAAGCATTCCGCTTATTAGTGCTCCCCAAATCCCGCTATTGGCAAAAGGCGCTGTTATCCCTCCTAACGCAGCCTTTGCAGCGATACTTGGAGATCAAAGGGGTTATAGGAATTTAGAAGCCCCCGAGCCGCTTTTCCGTCAAATGTTGGATGAGGCTGTTTCGCGTGGTGCCGCTAGCGGTGATATTCACGTCCATTTTGACGGGACAATGGGCGAGTTGATCCGGGTACTCAAGCCTCACATCGATCGGGAGAATAACCGCATTGGTAAAAGTCTGATTAGTGGGGTGACGGGATGAGCGTAATTATTGACGGAACAACGTTTGATATTCCAGTAATATCTCTCATTCGTAAGGCAGATGTACTTGATAAATATGCCGAAAGGTGCGAAGATGGTATACTCCACCGCGAAATCATTGGGGTCTACTTTAATTACCAACTTTCCTTTGGTTCCACTACAGATACCGCCGAGTATGCCGCACTATGGGACAAACTCACTGAGGCTGAGGAATTTCATACCGTTACCGTCCCAGACGAATCGGGGGATTATACTTTTACGGCCTACTTTGCCAGCG